CCTATACCGTCGAACTGCGACGCCACGCGGGTGACGAGGTTGGGTTTCTGGAGGCTCGCGTGGGTTTTGGGTTTTACCCACTGGAGGTGTGATTTATGCGCGTCCCAGCCCTTGTCCCACCACCCGAAGGTAGTGTCCAACCACTTCGCGGATTCCGCGCGGTTGGCGGTCTGGACAACATAGATACCGCATAGGATTTGCAGCGATTGAAGAAAATTCCACACCTCACGCGCCATATAGCGGCGGCGCCCGTGGGTGAGGGGCCTCCAGCCACGACCCGTTGATCTCATGAGAACTCCGGACCTTGCGTCGGGACGCCAGATACCCTCAACCAGCAAATAGACGAAATCGTAATCCTTCTTCAAACCTATGAGCTGGTGGCCGGAAAGGCGACCCGAGGCCATTGATTGAACAAGGTCGTCTATAGCCTTTCGCTCCACGCCAATGGTTACGCCGCCCTCAGGTCCGTTGCCGCCGAATGCAAAATCTGCGTAGTCTAGAGTGCAAAGGACCGAGGGGCGAACGAGTAGCGGCTTGATTTCTGCCGAACCTATACGATAATCAACTAAGATCATGTTTCAGTTCCGGATATTGTTGGTCCTTGAACGGCAGGCCCGGTGATGATGAATGGTTTAAAAGCTTCGGTAAAGTTGGTGTATAGACTGTTGATTACGCGACACCTGGAGGCAGACCCCTGAGCGTAAAAGGCCTTGATGATTTCGCGTTCAGCAATAGTTACATCTCTCCCAAAATTAAGTACTACACGTCCTATAGTTCTTCCATTTTCGATAGTTTCAATTTTGATAACGGGGCCGTCTACGGTTATTGTATCCCCCATGAGTAGATTTTCCTTGCTGTAATTTGGTTCTGTATTGTCCATTGTTCCTCCAAAATTATAAGTATTTTTATAGGTATTTTTATAGGCCCAACCATCTGAGTCTATATATTCCTTTATTACTCCCAAGCTGTGGGGTCTATGTCCGGAAGCACCATCATGGCCAGAGCTGGAAAATTGGCCATATCTCCCTCAAACTCCATCTCCTGCAGGTCCGGTTGCTGGCGGCAGTCTGCGACAGTGAAGGCAAACTTGCCCCCGTCGTCCGCATCGTAGCGGTAGGCCGTCGCGTTCACCTGAACTAAGAATCCGGTATCCGAGAAGCCTGCGCGATCATACTCGCCAGTACGTTTATCATTTATGTACTGCGCTTTCATTTTGTGGATGAGGATGAGATTCTTGTCGAACTTGTAGGCCTCACGAATAAGGTTGCGGTACTCCGCGTTAACTGGTCCGTATTGATATGGCATGACTTGGGTAAGGCGCCCAAAGCGAGCAATCCTCAGTAGCTCCCAAATTTCAGTGGCTGTGTCAATGATTATGCTCCGTACTTTTTTGTCAGCAAGAGCACCATGATAAGCTTTAGCAAAACGGTCCCACTCCTCGGGTGCTTGCTCCGCTGCATCCTCGCCTATTCTCGCGACATCCATGATGTGGATGACTTTATCCTTGGTGAACTTGGATACCACCCCCTCTTCGCCGATATCAGTGGAAAAGAATGCAATAGGGCCGGGGGCAGTGAGGGCAAAGTGAGTTTTCCCTTGCTTCTCCAGAGCGGAAAGTGACACTATAATTCGGGGCTGAATAACGCGGTCCTTTGCATTCTCAAAGCCCAATTTTTTCAATGTAGTCATATATTTCTCCTACTACGTAAAAGGTTAAAAATACTGAGGAAGAAATGAGAACGACATACCACGCTGTAAGCAGAATAAACTTCATCCATCAATTTCTCCCTTCTCTATCATGGTGGCTTTATGGCGCAGTATCATAGCCCAGTTATCGGTCAACTCCTTGGGGGTAAACCGGATGCGGGCGATCCTATAGATAGGGCCGGAACCACGGTAGTTGCCCATAACGTGAAAAATACGGAAGACGACTACGGGGGTGTCGATGGCGTGACAGTAGGACTTGGCCTGACACATATAGTAGAAGTTATCCGTTGGATTATTCTTGGTAGACGCCCAGGCAGCCTTGTACTCCTCAACTACCACAGGTTCTTCACCTGCAGGATCGGGAGCCACTGATATTGCACCCAGCGGGTCCTCAAACCCCACGCCGTCGGGAGACATCCAGATGCCGTCGACTTCTATCTGCGGGGGGCGGACCGCGTACTTCTCGCGCATGATGCGGCTGAGTATCAGCTCCCATAGTAGTCCTATTTCCGCGGTTACGTTCATGTCCTCGAAACCCCCACCCTTATAACCCAGGCCGCTCGCGTTCTGCAGCGACTTGATAACGGTCCCCAGGTGGAGTCCGTCGCGTCTCGGGTCGCCCTCGTCGTCGAAAAGGGTTTCGGGCCATTTGGTGTCTATAATTTGAACTTCCATACTATTCCTTTGATTGGTTTAGGGGACGGGACTTCCACCCTTTATTGTGGTTTGGTGAGTCATTAGACGGTAACCACACACTGTCCCCCAAGGTTAAAAAGGGGGGATTACCCCATACTCAGTGTTCCATCCTCAAAATCCCACGGTCCAGCGTTCAGGAAGTCATCACTGAAGACAAGTTTGATAACTGCATTCTTGTCGCCGTCTGCAGAGTAAGCCTTGAAAATTTTCTGTGGTAACTCTTTCTTAGTAAGGTCGCCATCCGCAAGCATCTCCATAACCCACTCAGTAGCTTTAGCCTCTATATCTCCGTCTTCCTCAGGAGCAGCGGCTTTCTTCGCTGCAGTCTTTTTAGGGGCGGCTTTCTTCGCTGCAGTCTTTTTAGGGACGGCCTTATTAGTGGCTGCCTTCTTCCCTGCAGTTTTCTTCCCTGCGGGTTTACCTTTCTCCCACGGCAGGGTCTGCACTTCGCTGATCACCAGAATGGTCTTGGGTCCGAACTTCTCGATTTTCGTGAGCTGCTCTTTGGTCCTCTTTATCCCTGCTCTCTCAGGCTCGGGCACCTGAATCATGTGGGCCTGCAAACCGTCGAGAACTGACACGTCCTCTCCAAGTTTATCAGTCGGAAATCCTGCGTCGACCAATGATTTGAGAAAAATGCCGCCGTTGGAAGTCAGGCGAATAGACGTGGCCTTCCCGGCCTGCAGAAGCTGTGTGCCGTCCTCCGATGGAATCCAGTCCTGCAAATTACCCATGGAGTAGTACTGGTCGAATGACTCGCCAGCTACATCAATTACAAGTTTAAGGGCTGGGACTGGTGTAGCTTTTCCCATGTAGTCAAACTCTTCAAATCTTGCACTCTCTATCGTGCAATCTACGTCGTCAATCAGGCCCCCACCTTCTACAAATTTTTCGGGATTAAGGTTTAGTGCTGCCATGTGTTCTCCTTCGGGGTTGCCCCCTGTTAGTTGCGGATAATCCGCGATTGGGTCAAAATGACCATTAGCTAATTGTTAGTGGTTCTGGAATGCGGCGGTTTACTCTATACGCACCGTCGAACCAGTCTACCAGTAGGTGACGGTTGCGGTCCATAAACCACACTATGTTGTTATCCAATATGTACGTTTCGCAGACGTCGGTTTTCGAGCGACAGCCGCGACCTACTGACTGGATAAGTTGTTGAATGACTTGGTAATTAACAAAATCCCTATCTCCGTCGCCCCGCTTCTTGATAATGGCGCCTCGCAAGTCCGGATATGGAACCTTGAGAATTATCTGCCAACGGCACTCATCATCCGGAAAATCCCAGCCAGTAACCATCGAGGGGCTGACGAGTATTGAGGGAGGTGGAGCTGCCTTAAACCTCCGGACGACTGTGGCCGTATTCTTGCGCTCGTGAGTCACCATATCTCCCGCAAACTTCGAGCGTCGGATAACGGTGTCGCGGCGGGCATAGGAGGTAGTATGGATTATCCCCTTGGTACCCAGGCGCGGACGAATTATAGCGTCTACCTTCGACATCCAGATGCGCTTCTCGGCTTCTCCATTTCGGTAGTTCATACGAACGGTAGGGACGTGGATTAACGGGCGGTTTTCTACTGGGAATGAGTGCGGAAACTCTTCAACCTTTAGATCAGCCGCTGGCACCCCCAACAGGTCCGCCGTTTTACGTACGACGGTTGCAGACGTGATAATAACCTTTGGTATCTCGAGAAATAATACGTCTTCAGTGAATGGTGCAGGCCAAATTGGACTGACCGTGATCTGGTATGGATTTGACTCCCATATCCAGTTTGGTGTGATATTCTCGGCGATAGTCTTGAGTTTCGCGGCTGTGCGATTAAGTGAGACAAGTCGCTTCTCCTTTTTGTTAATCTTTGCAAGTTCGATTTCTCCTTCTACTTCCGGGATGAGGTTGGCCGCCCATTTCTTCCATTCTCCAACAGACTGCGGGTGGCCGCGATCTAGGTTGACGAATTTGCCCTCCCAGCCTTTGCGGTTGAATTGGACCGATATGTGGTCTATTACGTGATCGACCGCCGCGTGGCCCTCATCAAGGACGAGACAGTCCCAGGCTCCGAGGCCGTTCGAGTATTCATTTTGCGCCATCCAGTAGCTATAGTTAGTTATCAGGATGCGGGTGGCTGGGTCCTTGGCCTTATTCACGAGGTCGTAGTAAGTGCAGCCGCCCTCTTCGCGAAAGGAGCATTGAACCCCAAAAGCGCACAGGCCGACGTCACAGTTAACTTTGGTGTTCAGGCGGCACGGATAATTTCCCCGTCCTTTGATCTCCAGAACGCCGGGGATGGAGCCGAATTCCTCAATTAATTGGGCTTGCAGACCCTTGGTGCTAGTCAATATGACGGTTCGCCAGCCTGTGGCGAGGGCGGCTGTTATGTAAGTCAGTGATTTTCCGAATCCGGTTGGGCATACGGCGAGGGTGAATCGAGGCTTGTGACTCATCATCAGCTCGCAGGCCTCGGACTGTCCTTCGCGCCAGGAGGTGAAATGGTCGGGTGCACCCCACACATATGGGGGCGGTAATTGTTTGTCCATGATTACAGGTCCCTTCATTAATGATTAGTCGTCTATAAGTCCCAGTTTAGCCTTGTGTCCGTTGGTGATCAGGTGGCCAAACTTCAGCCTCACCTCATCCTCATATCTCGAACGCCAGTAACCTTCTGGCATACCACTTATGTGCTGCTGGATGAGGCGCACCAACCTTATGGCCTCTCCTTCTGCTCCGCTAGATACGTGTACTGAGATACGGCTGGACAGCTTATCAAATACAGTGAGAAAGTCGGAGTTCATCTCTTCATCCCTCATAATGTCTATCATTAGGTCTACTTGCGTGGTTATTGACGTCACTCCACCCTGAGTAGTAAGCCAGCGAAGGTGTCGGGCAAGAGCATGACGGAGGAGGTCACCCTTTGTCCGGTACGGGAATTTCTTCCCACTTACCATCTGCTCAACTTGCCTACTCATTTGTGGGTTGGAGCGAAACCAGTGGCGGGCAGAATGGCCCTGATTATCTGATGCAGGTACTATAAATTCCATTGGGTCTGTGGTTTCAGTCATATGGTCGAGTCCTTTTTAAACCTGTTCGTTTTTATGCGGTTCCATACCTCATCCATTGTCAGGCCAAGGGCGTCTGCCGCTGCACTCAAACAGATGACCGAGGGCACCGCCGTTCCGCCAAATACTCTTGAGAGGTGAGACTTGTGATACCCCGTCTGAGTTGCCAGCCGGGTGCAATTAACTTTTATAATCTTGGGGCTGCGCGCGGCCTTGTCAGTTATCTTAAACTCGATCATGGTTGACTACCCGGTAAATTCCCTCTATCTCAATTGTTCCAAGGGATAGTGTGTTGTCCAGCAAATGATTAACGGCAACTGTGGAGTTAAGAACTGCTACCTTCCCTCCAATTTTTCCCGCCTGCATTCCAACTATTATACACCCGCGGATATCTGAGTGGGTGTTACCCTTGTGAATCCTTATTTTGGTGCGGCCTGGAACATCTATAACCCGTATACATCTACCATGATTGGGGGAGACATGGTGTTCATAGAGGTAAATCCCGTTCGGTATGCGCGAGATGTCGACGGCGTTTAATTTGTCCGGCAGCTCCAGAGTCCAGTATGCTGGGATTCCATCGATCGACATAACCCCTATTGTTTCTGTGAGCAGGCTGTGGGTCCTCATAATTTTTATCTTACTCATATCCCCTCCGTTTCTGTGTTTGTATTAAAACCAACGTAGGGCAACCCGCGTCTCAACGCAAAGAGGCCTGCTCAAACGGCGGCGGCGGCGCTACAATGAAGAGGAACACGCGAGAGAGAAGGAGGCGTTAATTTATGGATAGGAGGGGTAATTATGATTGTTGAAGATAGTTTTGGGGACAACGCACCAGCGCACAGCGTCATGGCGTCTCCAAGCATGATCGCACCAGAACCATGAGCAGGCGCGCGCGCGCTCTCACGCGAGGAGCAGAAAAAGACGATGATGAAGGGTATAGGGATCTAGGACTTAAACTCCACTCCATAAATAAGCGGTTGGATTCGGACGACTGCAAGTATAATGAGCGTCTCAGATTAAGCCGCAAACGGAGGGCCATTCTTCGCAAGCTGTCCGGATGCGATCCTAAATATTTCATCGATCACAGGACCGGGGCCATACCAGAAAATAAACGGAATGCGTATACGGAAAAGAAATGCGTGATCGAGTTATTGAAATTAATTGATGAAGGAACACCATACCCATCTTGACGGGACAATTCTTTTGTGCTATTATTAAAATAAAGGAGGTTATATGAATAAAGAATGTTCTGTGTGCAAAAAAATTAAACCATTAACTGATTTTCACAAGGCTGGGGATAAAAATTCATCTTATAGACGTAAACAATGTAAAGTGTGTAGAAGTGCAGAAAGGAGGTATAGAAGGTCCTGTGATCTAGGTTTTACAATTAATGAGAGACGACTTAGGAATCTGCAGTACAAAAAGTCGTCTAAAAAAAACTTTAATAAAATAGTTAAAAACTATGGAGGTAGGTGTTCAGTTTGTCCAGAAGACAGACCAGAAGCTTTATTGATTCATCACAAAAGCAATAAAAAAGAATCGAGGAAAAATGGGGGCCATTACTATAGGGATATTGTCAATTCTGGATTTCCAGATTACTTAGAACTTATGTGTGGTACTTGCCATCTAATCTCTCACAGAAAGGAAAAATTTAAATGAATAAATTACCAAAAGGTAAAATGTCAATAGTGTTCGGGGGTCAGGCAGGCTCCGAAGCTAAAGGCAAACTCAGCGGCTGGCTCACGGATCGCCACTCTCCCTACGCTATCGTTATGACAGCTTCCCCCAACGCAGGCCACACAATAATAATGCCCGACGGGACGAAGAAGGTGAGCTACCATCTCCCAATAGCCTCGGTCATGTCGGATGCTATGATTATCCTCACTGCCGCATCCCTCATCAACTTCCGGACTTTTGAACAGGAGATAGTGGACTTAGGGATTAATCCTGCTCGAATCCTCATCGATCCGCGGGCCTCCATCATCCACGAGTACCACATAGGTAAAGAGGAAAGAGAAGGTATGTCGGATATAGGCTCCACGCTCCAAGGTATAGGCGCCTGCCGTCGCTCGAAGATGGAGAGGCAGGGACGCGGGCATCACACGCTGGCCCACCACGTCTCCGACATGTTTGATTCCTTAGGTGTCCGAGTTTCTGAAACCCCGGCGGCTGTAATTATCAATGACTTACTCCTTTTGGGGAGGACTGTTCTCGCTGAATCCACGCAGGGTTTCGACCTCGACCTCGAGCACGGCATAGATTCAGTATACTGCACCTCCAAGATGATCAACCCGTCAATGATCGCGGCGGAGGCAGGTGTGGCGCCGTCAATGGTCGGGGATGTGGTGGCAGTCATTCGCCCTTATCCAATCAGGGTCAATAATCGAACTGGGACCAGTGGCCCTTATGCTGAGGCGGAGGAAATTGACTGGCCCACAGTAGAACGCCGCTGCAATCACCCCTCATCTTCAGCTATTAATCACGTAGCCAATACCCCCGACCGACTCGTCGAAATCACGACCACCACCAAACTTCCGCGTCGCGTCTTCGAGTTTAGTTGGGAGCGCTATCGCCACATGATTCGCGTTTGTCGTCCGACGGCCATCTGCCTCCAGTTTGCCAACTACCTAGATTGGAGTTGCTATGGAATTAAAGAAGATAAACTGCCCCCTAAGGTAAATGAGTTTATAGCTGATCTCGATAATGTTGGACCACTAGTTAAGTACATAGGCACAGGTCCCGGACATTTCGAGATGATTGAGAGGGTGTGATGGCTAAACTAAAAACTAAGCAGTCCGAGGCCAAGCCCCCGTTGGCCGACATGATGCAAGACTTTCACCTCGCGCTCCTGGAGGTTGCTAAGGTTACGCGCATGGGCAATCTCAAGCACGGGTCATTGGGTAGCTGGCGAACAGTCCCAGATTTCAAACGCGTCTACATGAACGCCAATGCAAGGCATGCTATGAGCGCATTAATTGAATCCGCGGATGGGGAAAGTGGGCTGTCTCATCGCGCTCATGAGGCCTGGAATTGTCTGGCGCTCCTTCAGTGGGAGCTGGAAGGCGGGGCGGAGGTTGACGGCGAGTCCGGATAGCGCCCGCGTAGCATCCCGCTAGTATACGAAAAAGGCCGGAAGTCGCCCCGAATAGGACAGCCCCCGGCCTTTGCTTATGTGTCGTCCGTGGCTAACGAACCACTACTTTGCTGCTTTAAAATCCACGTAGGTGTAGCTCCAGCTTTTGGTCGATTTGTCAATAATTGGCTGAATCTTATCAGCATCCATTCCCTCATCCAACAGCACTTTGCGGAGTAGGGGGGCGTTGATGCCGCTACCCTTCCCCTTCTTGCACCCGAGAGTTCCGAGGCCATTTATCCCATAGGTCTTTATGTCGAATGAGTCCATGAGGGGGAGTATTTCTGCCTTCACCCCTGCTTTGATAGCCTCGCCCTCTCGAATAAGGGCTGAGGCGCGCGACATGGATTTGGTGGCGGCCACCAGTTGATCTTCCAATTCTGCATCTATGTCCTGGGGATTGGTGTCCTCAGGCATCTTTGGTTGTTCTCCCATTAATTTCCTCCTTTAATTGTTTGATTCGTAGCTCCAACTCCTTCGCCTTCCGCTTCTCGCGAATGTCGGCGTGGTTGGTTTCCCT